TGAGCAGAGCCGCTGTTCCGTATTGACCAGTGATTTTTAGACGATTGGCTTGACTTCTGATCGTCACTCCTGCGCCGCCAATAGTGACCTGGCCTGCTCCGCCCTGATAAAGCAGGATTTGCGTGCCAAGCGGAAATGCGACCGTTGCGTTAGTGGGAATTGTCAACGTCACTGGTGATGCGTTGGTTAGGCTGATGACTTTGGCGACATCGGTAAGGGCCAGCGTGTAGGTGGTGCCGGTTTGGGCGTTGAATTGGCCGAACACGAAGTCGTTGACGCCTTCGTTGAGAGCGTTTACATCGGATGCTGACAGGATGTCTCCGTCGACGAAGTTTTCGGGTAGCGGGTAGGTGGCCATAAATGTCTCCTAGAGGGTGCTGACGCCGAGAATACCGAATTCGGCGGAGCCGAGGATAAACGCGGTCGAAAGTGGGTATGCGGTAGTAAAGGTGGTGATCCAGCGGTCGGGTGTGATGTCGTGGTTATGGCCCTGGATTGTGACGCGAAGTGTGATTGAGGTGCCGCCGGCCATGGTTTTGGTGACGATGATCGGGTCGCCGATGCCGAGGGCTAAGGCGGGTTCGACTCGGTTGGTGTCGGATGAGAGGTCGAGGGTGAGGCTGTCGATGCGGAGTCGGACTTGTTTGCGGTAGTTGAGGATTTGGTTGGCGCGTTGAAGAGCGATGGTGTTGGTTTCCATCATCAGGCCGGATCGGCTGTATGACCGAAGGAAGTATTCGTCGATGGAGGCGCTGTCGCTGGCGGTTTGTGGTTGGCCGGACAGCCGAGTCAGGGTGACCGAGTTGGCGAGTTCGGTTTCGTCGTAGTTGATGTCAACGGCCTGGTATTGGATGTTGGTGCCGGTGTCGTCGAATTGGTAGGCGGTTCCAGCCGCGATTGTCGATAAGTGTTCGCGGTCGTAGTAGGTGGGTTTGCCGGTTGGGTCGATGAAGAATGCGCCCAGGTCGCTGTTTTCGATCGTTTGGATTGCTTCGAGGACGGAGCGTTCGTCGCCGGGGTCGCCTTCGAGTTCGGTGTCGCCGGTGTCAATCGCGCGGATACTGGCGGGCCAGCTAATTTCGTCAAGGATGAGGTCGATGCGTTCGCCGGGCAAATCCTTATTGGCGGCGCCGGTCACGGTGGTGATGTTGGCAAGGGCTAGCAAACGGAATGCGTCGACGGCGCGGATCGTGACGATCGCATAGTCGACGGACGGGTCGGCCCATTCGTAATCCCATGACCAGATAAAGCCGGAATAGAGGAAGTATTCGGTGCCCTGGTAGTTGGTGACGACCTGTACTTGGCGCATGGGTTTGACTTCGGGGTAATACGGTGAGCTTGTGTTGGCGGGGTTCCAGTCGCCAGTGAAGTCTTGAAATTGGATGACGGCCTCGGAGGGCAGGTATTCCTCGAACATTCGGTCGCGGCCATGCCGAATCGAGATTTGCTGGACCGTGTCGGTTACGTCAATCGTTTGGATTGCGTTGGAGGCGAGCGTGTTAGTGCCGAGAATGCCGTTGAGTGGGTCGCCGAGCACGAATGCGTTGCCGAAAGTTACGCCGGTACCGAGCCGGATCCGGACGGTTGGGGTGCAGGGCAGGGTCATCGGTTGGTGTAGACGAGGCCAGCGCCGTTGCGCTGGGCGTTGACGAGGCCCTTACGGACTGTTTCGACAAGGTCGTTTTCGGCGATGACCGAGCCCGCGACGTTGATGTTGATTCCGTAGGCACCGGCGATCGGACGAGTCGGCAATTTGGCTGGTGGCCGGATTTGTGGCGGTCGTGTTTCTGACGGTGTTTGTCCGGCCGGAACCGGGATACCGCCGACGGTGCCGGTGATGGGTGCGTTCGCTCCGCGACGGATGTTCTCGAGCAGGGCGATCGCCTCATCGAATGCGCCACGGTTGAGCAGGCCGACGATTTGTGTTTGGACGTTGGGCGGGATGTTGCCAAGCGATCGCACGTAGTCGTAAATGTCGCCGGTCAGGTCGTTGACGGCGCCTTGGGCGCGGCGGGCGTCCTCGGCCGTGCCTGAAACGAGCGCCTCATACGATGTTTTGTTGACGTCGTCCAAGGCGTCGAGTACGTCGTTCCACGCTTCTTGTTCGGACAGCGAGCCAAGTAGTTCTTGCCAGGCTTCGTCGGCTTCTTCGGTCGCTTGGGTTGTGTCGTAGAGGGCGGTGGCGAGCCGTTCGGCAGCTCGACGTGAGCTGTAGTAGGCGCTCCATGATTCCTTGAGGTTGGTGTTGAGTTCCTCTTGGGTTTTCGCCATGTCGACCAGGTTTTCCAGCCCGCGACCGCCGATACCAGACATAAAGTTGGAGATCGCACCGGCTGTTTTCTGCACGGTAGTGATGACGGTGTTGAGTGCGCCGAGCAGGTCGGCCAGGACCGGCAGGAGCGCGCCGCCAAGTGTCATGGCCAGGTCGCCGCCCTTGTCGGTCAACTGATCAAGCGAGTCGCGGAATTGGCGGGCCCGCTCGAGCTCCTCTTGGTTGATGACCTTGGCGTCGGAAACGCTGGCAAGGCTGTCCTCAAGGCGGTTGGAGCCTTGGGCGATCAATTCGCTCATGTCCTGCCAGCCCTTGCCTAGCGTCTTAGCCGCGAGTTCGGCTCGCTTGGCTGGGTCCTCGATGCGTCGGAGCGCTTCCACAGTATTGAGGAACGTCTTGTTGACGTCGACCGCGCCGGCCGACGTGTAGGCAACTTCGGCGCCCAGCTCCTTGAATTCGTTGGAGCCGGTCGCGATCGCCTTGTTCAATTTGTCCATGGCTTTCTGCACCGTGGACGCTTCGACACCGATGTCGCCCGCAACTTCGGTCCAGCGGGATGCTTCCTCGACGGACAGGCCGGTCGCCTCGGCAAACTTGCCCGCGGCCAGAGCTGTCTCGTTGAATGCCATGACCGACTTGGCGGCAAATGCGGCCAGTGCGGCGCCTCCGGCGGCGGCGAATCCAAGCGCATTGGCTTTCACGGCGTCAAGGGCGGCGGCGCCTCCCGCCTTGAATTTGCCCATGACACCATCGGCCTGGGAAACCTGGGTCTTGAAATTATTGAACGCGCCCTGGGCTGACTTGAGGCCAGCGTCGGAGAACTCGGTGATGATGGGAATGTTGATTGCCATGTCAGCCGGTCCTGTAGGTGTTCTTGAGGTCGCGGTTCATAATGTCCTCGACGCGGTGAATGATGGGCATCATGTTGCGCTGAAGCTCGTCTAGTTGGCCTTCGGCGGTGGCCCACATAAAGCGGGACGGTGCGCCCAGGCGACTGTTGAGGGCCCGTGAGAAGTTGGGGCGCTGGCGAGCTAGTGGTGCTCGAGATTGGGTGCCGCCTGCTCGGCCGGCCATGTCAACGATCGCGGTCGGTGCGTCCTTGGTGGTGACTCGGACGACGTTGGTAACAGTGCGGCCGGGTCGGTCGACGTATTTGCGGGGCTTGCGGGTGTCAAGCTTGACAGCAACTTTCTTACGGTTACCCCAGCCGGTTCGGCCGTTGTGATCCATGCCGGACAACGGTGCGCCGCCTGGGATCGCCTGGTTGATCGCATCAGCCAAAGGCTGGACAACCGAACGGATTTCCTTGCGGATTTCCTTAGACAATTCCTTGTCCAGTTTGTTGAGGTCGCGGAGCGTTTCCTTGAGGCCGACAACTTGGGCTTTCATGGTGCTCCTTCCTGTGCTGATTCGATCAGGAGCCGGACCATTTCGTCAATGATGATGCTGGGACACTCCATCAGGTCAAGCGGGCTGATGCCGGTCCTAATGGCGAGCTGTGCGATCAGGTTGACGTGATAGTGCGCTGCTCCTTCTGTTCTTTTGGGACCCAGTTGATCTCCTTGACCGTGTCAATAAACTGGGGCCACGCTTTCACGGTAATGTTTGACGACTTCAGGGCTTCGTAGGCCAGTCGGCAAAACGGCTTGAATTTCACGTCCTCAAGGAACGCTTTCGGTGAGAGGCCGGGGTTAGCGTCCTCCCACCGACAGGCGACTCCGTAGGTGATGGGTACGACGTGTTCGGCGTCGTCCATCATCGTGATTTGCAGGTCCATTCCAATCATCTGTCGGGCTCCTAACTGGTTGGATTACGGGTTGACGATGTCGCGGGCCCAGGTGCCACCCACGAATGATACGTTCACCATCGACAGTTCGCCGACGGTGCCGACGATCGGTGTGAACGTCGACAGGTGTGCGCCGGTGATCGTGTACTCGGGGTTGGTGGCCGATTCGGTGGTGCCGTTGGGCGAGATCACCAGGGTGACGGCGTCGTCACCGCACACGTCGAACAGCGTGGCCTCGACCTCGCTGGCGCCGTAGCTGTTGAACATTTCCAGGGTCACGTCGACGGACTGGAGGCCCTTCGTGTACGCGCGGCCGGTGGCGCCCATGGCGGTCACCTCGAGCTGGTCGAAACCGACGGTGAGGGTGACGGACCGAACCTGGTCCGACAGGTCGACAGCTCCGATAGCGACGGAAGCGTTCGACAGGACGATGGTGGATGTAGCCAAGGTGTTCTCCTAGTGGGTGTGGGCGCCGTAGCGCGAGGTGAGGTCGTAGGCGGGCAGTTCTTGGGTTCCGATCTGTGCCAACGATGGGGTTCCGGCGACGATCGCAAGCGAGCGGCGCTGAATGAGAATGTCGACCGCCGTGAAAATCCAGTCAAGCGCGTCAAGGTTGCCTGGCGGTGCGCCAAGCACTCGAAGCGTCCAGGTCAGATCAAGCACTTTGGGGGTAACGGCAGTAATGGTCGGCAGCTCGACGAACACGGTTAGCGGCCGGGCGTTGCGTGGGTCGGTGACCGGGACGTAGCCGGCCGCGGTGATCTCGGTCGTGAGCGCGGTGCGTACGTCGTTGAGAGGGCCGACGGCGGTCATTAGGCCACCTGGCTACGGTTGACACCCAAGAGCTTGTGGATGTCGCCCATGGACATGGCGGGCTGGGTGGTGTCCATCACGTCGAACGACTGGAAGCCGTCAATCGAGCCTCGACGTCGGTACATGGACGCGGCGAACAGGGTGGTACCAAGACTGACATCACCGCCAGGGCTGGTCGTGAGACTGTCGCGGTAACCGGCCTCCTGCCGTTTCCGGTAGGCCC